CTTGCTGACAACTTTAGTACATTGAAAGGTGTCCTAGAGCAAACAGCAAATGAACTAGCAGAATCTGGGCATGTGTTTACTAAGTTAGAAAATTACTTCCCTCGCGTTGTTAAAGATGTCAATGGTTTATTAGACAGCTTAGGAGCACAGCAGAAAGGTAAGATAGAAAAAGCAATATCAGACTATGCTAAAGTAAAACAAGTGTCTATAACATCTCTAACTCGTGATGAAAAAGCAGAGATCATTGATCTAGCACTGCGTGGTTATACAATGGGTGTTGATGGTAACAGACCTCGTTTCTTACGTCCTCGTGTTGTTAATGTAATTAGTGAAGAGCAGATGAAGTTCTATGCTGATCCTGCTGAATCATTACACACCTACATAAGAGGTGCTGTAAACAACATAGAGAAAAGAAAGTTCTTTGGCAGAGCTGCACAGGACAGTGCTGGTAAGTTTGATCCTGATGGTTCTATAGGAAGGCTAGTAGCTGACGAATTAGAAGCTGGTACTATACCTGGAGATAAACAAGCTGAGTTGTCTGATCTGCTTAATGCTAGGTTTATATCTGGAGAAATACCAAGCAGCTCTGCTGTGGGTTTTATTCGTGACTTAGGATACATGGGTACTATTGCTAATCCTATATCAGCAATAACTCAACTATCAGATGTAGGTATTACTTCTGCTTTAAAAGGTTTTAGGAACACGTTTAAGGCTATGTTTAATGCTAAGGAAGTAAAGTTAATTGACTTAGGATTAGATCAGGTAATCTCTCAAGAATTTAAAAACCTTTCAGTCACTGCTAATCTTCTTAATAAAATGTTCTCTATATCTGGTTTTAAAGCAACAGACAATTTAGGTAAAGAGACAGCTATTAATGCTTCTTTAAACAAAGCAAGAGCAATGTCCATGAATGCTCAAGGTGTGCAAAAACTAAGAGAGAAGTGGTCTCCTGTTTTTAAAGAAAACACTGATGCTTTTATACAAGACTTAAAAGATAAACAGATTACAGACGATGTTAAATTCTTTTTGTTTAATGAGCTATCAGACTTACAGCCAGTTACATTATCTGAAATGCCGCAGGCTTACCTTGAGAATCCCAACGGTAGAATATACTATTCTTTAAAGTCTTTTACACTAAAGCAATATGACATTGTTAGAAACAACATAGTTCAACAGTGGGCTAGAGGCAACAAAGGAGAGGCGGTAAAGAATGCAGCTTTGTTAGCAGGGTACATGACAACCTCCGGAGTAGCTGTTACTACTGTTAAAAACTTCTTACAGGGTAGAGACATTCGTCCAGAGAATATACCAGATGAAGCTATGTGGTCTTTGTTAGGTGTATATGGTCTAAACAAATACACCAATGAAAGATACTTAGCAAGAGGGGATATTAAAGGTGCTGTTGTTAACACCTTAGTTCCTGCTACTCCTATAATAGACGCTGCTTTTAAACTAGGTACAGAGCTTCCACAGGATGATCCACAAATAGCATCAACGCTTAGGGCTATTCCTGTTGTTGGTTCTTTAATATATGCCTGGTTTGGAGGCGGTGCTGAGAAGTACAATGAAGAGCTTAAAGAGAGGGAATAATGAAAGATTCAAAGTTAACTAGAGTAGGAGTTAGCGGCTATAACAAACCTAAGCGTACTCCCAGTCACCCTACAAAGTCTCATGTAGTTGTGGCTAAAGAGGGTGACACTACAAAGACGATCAGGTTTGGACAGCAGGGTGTTAGCGGTGCAGGTAAGAACCCTACGTCAGAGTCTGAGAAGGCTAGGAAGGCATCGTTTAAGGCTAGACATGCTGCTAACATAGCCAAAGGTAAGATGTCGGCAGCATACTGGGCAGACAAAGTTAAGTGGTGAACAAAGGCTCTGTAGTCATTGACGGCTACAGAGCTTTTGTTATTTAGACTTCACAAACTCCAGCAACACACGCTAGATTCTGCACACCTTCTGTCACATCTGTAGCCTCTTCCAAGTCCCATGAGAACTGTGTAGGGAATGTCTTCACAAGTTCTTCATACTTCTCTTTAGAGATTGGTTCATACGGTGCTTGTTTGTAAACATGGTCATCATAAGGTAAGAATGATATACCACTGATCTTATCAAACTTGTTATACACCCACTGACCCACTGCTAAGAACTCTGTATCTCTGTAGTAGCATGTCATTGATGGTTTATGTTCACACCAGTGATCTTGGTATATCTCCCACAAATCTAGCTGCTGCTGTGCTGTCATCTCTCCAGCCGTTATAGCACCCTCTGGAGCTGCTTTAGGGAAGGAGAACACCAAAGCATTCTTAGACATTACATCGTTCTCCCAAGGCACTCCAGCGTCCTTCAGGATGGCACATAGAGGGTCTGTAGCATCTGCCCTAACCCTGCGTATGTAATGACTCGCATAACGAGGGTGAATACCACTGGCACTATCAACCAATTGACTCACTGTACCTGATGGTTTAACACAAGTGATTGCTGTTGATTGTTGTATCCCCATCAACTGTGCATACTCTTTGTTAACACGTACAGATAAGTCTCTCAAACCTTCCAAAACAATCTTTAAGTCTTCTTTGTTAGTCTGTCCAGACAACAGAGGATGATCCATAATCCCTGTCATTGACACACCCAGCAATCTCTCTTCTTCTGTGTTCTTCTGCCAGACACTACGAACATAACGGAAGTTTGTTAACGTAGCCTGCAAAGTCCCTAAGATTGTTGCACATTTAACTTTGTATGCTAAAGACACAAGAGTGTCACCAGGACGTACAATAACTTCTGTCAAGTTACACAGTTGATTAGGACGCAGGATTATCTCAGAACAAGGGTTAGTACCAAAGTCATAGCTGACATCACGCCTGTTGTTCTTAGCAGCTTGTAGCTTAGAAGCCACTCTGTTGAACACTCCACGCTCTCCAGCTTTAGACTTGTACATCTCTTGCCACTCATTCAAGAAGGCTTCAAAGTCTGGCTTCTCTGTGTAGCTGGCTGAGTTGTTAGCCAATGCTCTCTGTGGTGCTGTCATCCACCACTCACCTTGCTTACAACGCCTGATACGATCATCAGAGAGGTTAGACAGGCTAATCAATGCTGACCTACGTACACCACCAACAACAACAATGTCAGCAATCTTGCAGCAGATGTCATGGCACTCTAGTGAATTAAGCTTACGTCCGGCAGAGGACTTGAATACTGCAACTGTAAAGTTGAATAGATCGACAAGAGGATCAGCTCCAGACGCTCTACCTCCGAAGGTTTTAAGAGTAGCTCCTTTTGGTCTAACACGGGAGACATCCCATTGAGGTACTTTACCTGTATAGAGCAATGATATAAGTTCTCTGAAGGCATTCGCCCATCCGATCTTGCTATCTTTAACGACAATGACTGTATCGGTTTCATGGAACTGTTCCGCTACCTCCGGTAGTTTGTTAATGTACTGCCTCTCAACAGAAAAGCCTACGCCTGTACCACACATCAAGACATACATCATCTCGTCAAAGGCTCTAGGGTGATCCACTGTCAAGTATGAACAGTTGAAGCCTGCAATGTTGTCACGGTCTAGTGCTTTACCAGCCGTCATCAAAGCTCTCATAGATGGCATCACATCCATGTTAATGATAGCTTCACGAAGCATTGCGTAGTCTGCGTCACTAACAACTGTGACACGTTCTTTGAAGAAGTTGATGTATCTGTCTACTGTCTCTGTCCAGGTCTCTCTACGCTTCAGCTCTGGAATGTAACGAGCATAGCGACTCTTATGTATATACGCTGAGTAAGCATCCATCATTGTTTTCCTATTAACCTCTGTAAGTACCACTGTGCTTTATCTAAGTCTTGTTTCTTGTTACCTTTGTGACTACAACGCCACAGGTATTTCATTGCATTGCCTTTCAAGTATCCCTGAAACTCTTCTGGTGTCAGCGCAGCTTCTATGCCTTCTATGCACTCTACACCACCTGTGTTGTAGTGTGCTGGTTTGGTTACACTGTCATACTTTAAATCGTTTAATGTAACTGTAGGAGGACTCTGTGGTTGTGTATAAGCAGTTACTAAGTCCCAAGTAATACAATCTTCATCATACACAATGTTAGCTCCGCAGTGTGTAGCAACTAAATAAACTTTCCGTAGTGGGTCATACTCTATTACATCCATTACTTGATCTATTTTATCTGCGTACCATAACAGGGGGTCTTTACAGCTCTTTATCTGTATGTTTGTAATCATAAGTCAACTAGCTCCTCTGCCAATTCTTCAAGCCTATCAATGATCTTATCTTCAAACCGATCAATGATGTCTTCAGCATTTAAGTCTAAAACTTCTAAGACAATTACTTCATCAAGTCTCATCAGTTTCTGTTTAACTTCTTCCAATGTTAATGCCATTTGAATTCCCGTATTTGCGCTTCAGGTATTTAATACTAACAGGCATCTCATCAAAACTACCATTAACCACATCGTTTAACATCCACACACCTGACCAGCTACCATTAGTTTGTGGTGTTAAGTAGTCTTCATCATGTTCATAAAAGATACCAGCGAATAGTGTTGTTATGTCACTGCCGTCAGCCCTGCGTCCAAAAGCTATGTCTCTATCTTGCACATGTCCTTGCACACATGACATCATCTTCTTCGTCATCAGCAGTCTTGCACTGCTCACTGGTCTACCCATGATACCACTGGTGAAGTAGTGGCAGTAGGCTACACCGTCTATCACTATGGGTTGTAAGAATGGTATTACTTCCCACTTGTGCTGCACTAAATTAAAATCGTCATACTTCAACAATCCATCTAGCTTAGAGTCAGAGTTTATAGCTCTTTCAATTCTATTCTCATGATTACCTAGAGTAAAAACTAATCTAGGTTTCCATAGCTTCTTCTTGTTAGCACGTAGTCTTTCAATCTCTGCATCAATGTAGGACATCATTATGTCCATTGCTTCATTACCTACAGTTATATCGTGTATGTATCGTCTACCTTCAAAGGCTTTCTTACCTACATCGTAGCTGGACAGTGAAGGCATGTCCCAGTGATCGCCAATGTGTATGATGACATCAGGTTTCTTATCGACAATGTATTGACCTAGCCAATGAAACCTACGTAAATCTTGTCCTGGTTTAACTTGTGTGTCAGGTATAAGGAGGTGCTTTATCATAGTGTTCCATTCCAGTCATCATCGTCTTTGTTGAAATCATAAAGAAACCAAGCTGTTACCAACACTGTCACCAACACTACCAGCGAATACTCATACACAATCGTCACTCTCCGTTTTCTTAGGTGTGTAGCATTTAAACTCTGATACAGATAGAGGCAGTCCTACTTTCTTAGCATCCTCTATCACCTGCTCTGTAATAGTTCTGCTACACTTATCAGACCATACACAAGTGCTAGACAGACTACAGAATGTCATGTCTCTGTAGCTAATCATTTTCTACTATCTCATCAAAAGAGAACCAATCGTTAATGTCATTCATCACAGCCAGCTGGATAGCATCTATTACCGCTGTTTCAGAAGGAGTGTCAGTGTGCTTATGAGCGCGTGTATACCCATATTCAATGCCTGATCTCACCGCCATTTCTAGCAAAGCATATTCTTTAGCTTTCATACGCTCTCCTTAATGAAGACACCTTTATCATTCAAGTAACCTTTCCTATCCTTGATGTCATTCCAAGCATGTTTCAGACAGTCTTCTAAACTGTACCCAGACATCACAGCTATGTTGTTCAACACCACTAAGCAATCACCTATGTCATCTGCGACATCATTACCCTTAGCTACGTTGTCTGCCAACTCACCTATCTCACTCACCAGCTTCAACGTCTGTGTTGATATCTTACCGTTAGTCAAGATACCTCTTTCCTGGCTCCATGCTGTCACCAGGTCTACGTATCGCTCTAACTGTGTATTTGTATTCATCACTACTCCTTCTTCAATAAAAAAGACTCTACACTCAACTGACTTCTAGCTGCATAACCCTGCGGATTGGTTAAGGTTGATTATTTGTGTAGAGTCGTTAACTGTTAATAAACAAGTTTATTCTTGTTTTCTAGCAGCTCTCTCTTGTGCTGTCTTAGTCTTATGACATCCCTTACACAGAACTTGTAAGTCATCAACTTCACAGAACAGCTTACGACAGAACTCACCTAAATCTGCATACTCTTTAAGACTACCTGCTGGTGTCTTATGATCTACTTCAACTTCAACACCTTTGAACCACTGCTTACACTGAGCACACTTGTATTCAAACCTGTGCTTCATACCCTTCACTGTCTTCTCTGCTGCTTTCTTAGCTTTGAACTTTGGTGGGTAACGATTGAATGCGCTTCTCAGTGCTGATCGAATGAATCCAAAGTAGCGACTCTTCGTCCATGTGTTGTCTACGTGTGTCTTCTCGCCTCTAGCCATTAGCATTCTCCACAGCCAATACGGGAGGTTTCCACATCTGCCCAGCCTCTCGGCGTAGCCAGAGCAGTCTACCATTCTCTAGCACTCTGTCAGCACCTAGTATCTCTACACAAGCGTTGTACATCTCCACCTCTGTCTTACCTTCTAACAAAGCTTTAGACTTAACAGCTCCTATACCAGCAGCACCTATGATGTTGTCGATCCTATCGCCTATCAAGATTGAACAATAGAAGGTTAATGTTGCTTCTTCCTGCGTCACTGTTATCAACGTGTCTTTAACAAAGTTGTAATGCTTACCTGGCACTTGCAGGAAGTCTTTGTCAATGCTGGCAATGATAGCATCAGGGTAGAGAGCAGTAGCTTTTATGGCTATGGTGTCATCAGCTTCTTCGCCAATGGAGAGGTCTGCTTCCCACTTCAACAGCATGTGGTTACGCAGGGCAGTGTAGTGTACAGGCTTGTCTGCCTTCCTGTTACCTTTGTAGGGAGCTGTAACAGCTATCTGCTCTCTGAAGTTACCCTTACCTGATAAGAACAACTTATACTCTGTAGCACTGTGTAGTGGGCTAGTGAGGATTTCTGATATAAAACTATCTAATGTCTTTATTGCATTCTCTTGTGTGTCATTGTTACATGAGTAACCTACCCTGTAACACAATATGTCTGCATCAATTAACAACATTGTATTCCCCTAAGTAGGTCACTTCCATGTGACCCGTGATGTTAATTACACAGCCTCGTCCAAGTCATAAGATGAAGATTCTTTAGCATCTTCATAGACAAGCAAGTCTGTAATGACAAGTTTAAGGAGGGAAGGGGAGCGTCCAGCTTTGGTCTTGAATGTCCAATCGTAGCTACCCAGTACACACTTAGCTTTAGAGCCATTGCCTACAGCAAAGCCTACTTCAGTACCACTGGTGTCATACGCTTTGATGGGGTTGTTAGACTTCACAGTGATGAAGCTATTACGATCATCACCTTTGTTGGCTACTTTCATGCCACGCATTTCAATCTCTTTGACAGCAGCGTCAGTGAGGTTGGTGAGGTCTACTTGATACTTACCAGACATGTCGTTCTTGTGATCTAAGCAAGCCCAGAACATTGTTGCATTTACTACTAATGGCTTATCCATCTCTACATCTCCTAAGTTAAATTATTTGGTACATCTCTATAATGATACTACAAACAACGTGTGTCAATACATTAATTGTGTCAATGTGTTGCAGCCCAATTAGCACCTACTTTGTAAGCACCATCGAGAGGGCACTTCATGTTAAAGAACTCTCCAGCCTCTACAATGCTCTGCACAGCACACCTACCAACAGCATCAGCAGCCCATGCAGTGCATTCAATCTGCCATTCATCATGCACATTAGCTACAAACCTGGCAGGTAGTTTGTATTTCTTAATCTTGTCATTCAATATCACTAACGCTTGCTTCATTACAATAGCTCCAGCACCCTGAAGCAGTGTGTTCAATGCACTGTGTTCACTACGGACACGCAGCACTCTACCGTCTAATCCCTTCAGCGTCCCTGTAGATGCCTCCTGCTGCACCCTTCTCTTCAATGCTGCTAGTGCTGGTGTATTCTCTAAGAAGCGTTGTGTCAATCTTGTACCGTCCCTAGAGTTA